GCGATCCGGCGGTCATGACAGCAGCGGCGGCAACGGCGCCTCCATAAGCCCCGCCAATCCATCCAGCAGTAGCCCAGTATTGCTGTGTAGCTATTGACGCCACAACTACGACAATGGTCAGAATCGTCCGCAGGGGATTTTTACCGCCACCACCACCACCATGCAGAGGGGCATAAATAAGAATATGGGATGCAACATCGGGAACAAGTTCCCATCCTTCATGGGGAATAGGGAGTCCATCAACTTCGACGATGTAGGCATCAGACCACGCAGACTGATCCATTCGCTCCACGATCTGCCGAATTGTCAGCCCATGCGGAATACACGCCACTTTAGGAGCGTGAAAGGCAAATGGACTTACTATGATTTGTCTGTTATCTTCCATCTATATATTCCCTCAACCCGTTGCTCCCATTGTAATCCGGTAAATTCCTCTACTGTCGAATCTGTCCCTGCCATGATATGCAGCATCCGCCTTCGGTCAATGACAAGGCCAGCATGGCAAACAAGACCGTCAACGCGAAGCAGAATAACGTCATATACCATAGGCGTCTGTACTTGCCGCCATTTTAATCGTTCCTCTTTCATTGTCCTGGCCACCCGCCTGAGCGAAGCCAGCGACTCATCAACAAAGATTTCTGCATAATCCGGCAAATCAAGTCCTAGTTGCTCGCGATAAACCATTACGATTAATTTCCAGCAATCGCAACCCTCTCTATCATTGCCGTTTTTTAAAAATGGAATTCCGATATAGTTATTAATGTTCATTAAAATAATCCTGGAAAGTATGATGGACAAAAACTACCAGCTGGAAAGGGTTCGGACTCCAGCGTTTCCAACCGTAGAATTCCCGTAATTGTAGTTGCATTATATGTAATATTAGTTAACTTAAATTCTGGCCAACTTGCATCAATCGTATCAAGCGCATTGTCCAATACAAGATCAAGTTGACATGTCACTGGAGTGTAAACACTTCTGATCGTCTCCATGTACGCGCGGTGAATATTATCGATCTCAAGTTGCATCTCCCCCGGGCCTTCATCTGTTTCGTCAGGGAGCTTTATGCGCACCGGCAGGAAAAAATATGTTTTCCCATTTGATATTGTGCCATAAACTTTTTCTGTGTCCGTTGTAAATTCAGTTAATTCCTGCGTTGGATCAGTGCTGATCCTGATGTCGTCAGTCAGATCAGGATGTGAAAGCGTAATTAAGGCGATAGGAACACGGCCGGTTTCCTGCGCGAAAGCGGCATCTTTAAAATTTAATGAAATAGTGGTCATGGCAATATTTCCAGTGATAAACTTACTTCATAATTTGAATCCACTTTCGTCCATGATGGAGACGCGGTAAATCTCATCTCACATGCCGCCGTATGCGCCGGGGGCTTTGTCCATGTAAAGCGCAAAGAACCACCGAGCAATGTAGTGTTATAAAATGTTGCCAAAGCAGTTAATTGTGTTGCCGTCATTACCATCGTGCCTGATACGGGCTCTACTCCAGCCGTGAAACGCCGTCTAACCTTAGCTGGCCCTGCATCCATATTGGATTTGATTGTCACATCCGGAAACGATTGCCCATAACCATCAACTAGCAATGTTTGTGGCAAACTAGAATTCCATGTAGGTATCATTTTTTACCTCCCCGTGAGCGGTTGCCGCCCACCCATTTGTCTCATTGCACGGTTGCTTTGCGATCCGAACTGCCCCAGCTTCTTGGCAACTGCCTGGTCAATATAAACATCAATCGCCTTCGATCCGTCTGCCGTAGTGCGTTCTTTTGTTGATACATCAGCGCCAACATTGTTGTAAATATTGACCTCAGTCCCACCGCCGGCTAAAGCCCTGACCCCCAAATCGCCACCTACTCTGGCAAGCGGCATTACAGCTTCCGCCCCCGCCTCCCCCATAAGCCCGGAGCCTCGCGCCATAGGAAACACTGTAGGTTGCGATACAATGCCGCCTTTTGCAAACGGCAGAACCTCGCCATTAAGAAAAGCCCCGCCGTGTTTTGTTACAAATACTTCTGGCGGTACATTTCCTCCACCACCTACTGGTGCGCTTCCACCGCCAAAAAGTCCACTTATAAATCCGCCAGCCAAGCCGCCAATGCCCTGGGAAATACCCTTAAACAGCGTGGACATAATTTGCTCTTGAATCACCATTCGTAATAAATCATCAATCATGGAGTCAATCATATTTGAGAACGACATCTCGCCAGTCCGACAAAATTTAACTATTGCATCTGTACTGTCGCGTCCCCAGCCTTCAATTACTCTTTTCAGATCATCAAATTGGTCTTTTTCTTTTTCCGTCCCTTTGTCCAGCAATCTTGCTTTCTCTGCTTCATACCATTCGTCGAGCTTTTCCTTATCACTGATATATGTTGCATATTCATCATAGCGCAGACTTAATTGCTCTAATTCATATGCAGTCGTTGACATCGTGGCGCGTTTATAATCATCCTGAAATTTTGCTTGTTTATCGGCATAATCTTTTTCGTATTCTTCTAGTTTTTCCCATTTGTCGGCTTCATCTTTAAGGTATATTTCTCGCCTTAACTCTTGTGCTTTCTGTTCATCTGCCTCTCTTTTTTTTCGCTCAGCGGACCCATCCTCTGATATCCCTTTTTGCGCGCCCTTAACGGCTGGGACATTTGGAGCAACTACCTGTGGCGTTGCTCTTCTCTTTTCCTCGGCGGCATAATAATCGTCAACTTGTTTCTGGAGTTTGGCTACTTCTTCTCGCGCGCTTGTAATGCCCCGCACTTTATCCAGCATCTCACCGGATATTCCGATTTTCCCCAAAAGCTTGTCAGGTAACGCCCCCGCCGGATAGTCTTCTTCCAGATCGGCTAATTTCTTTTTGGCAACATCCAAGTTCTGCGACAGCCTGATAATGTCGTCGCTATTCACACCATATATCAGCGCCGCCCCTTGTTCGCTGAACCATTTTGTAAATTCAACTACTGTTGATATTTTTTCTGCCACTTTGGAAAACCCGGTTATCATTGCGTTGATGAGGACTTGGGCATTTTCTACGGTTTGTTTGTCGCTTAGAAGATTTGTTAGGTCATTGAGGGCTGCTGTTGTCCCTTTGACACCTCCGCCTTTACTATCGCCTTCAAGCAAATCGGCGAAAGCGTTTTTCAGCGCGGAGAGCGCGCCACCCAAAGTGTTTCTTGCAGCATTCGCGCTGCCGCCAAATTGCACTTCAAGCTCTTTCAGAATTACTTTTTGCGCCCCGACCATATCACCTGTCGCTACAAGCTGTTTTACTACTTCTTTTTGCGCGTCCGAAAACTGTATGCCAAACCGTGAGAGAGCAGTCATGCCAAGAACCGGGTCATTAAGAGCCTTGCCTACCTGGATGGCTGCTGTTTTTAAGTCTGTTTTCATGGCAGTCGCGACATCGAGCACCGCCATCTGCGCGCGGTTGAACTCATCCCCGCCAATATTCGTGAATGTGAGAAGAAGAGCCTGCATCGCGTTTACTGTTTCGTCGGCATAGGTTGTTGTTTTTTGTAAGTGTCCGGCGTATTCCTGAAGCTTCGCGGATAGCTCCGGCGTGTATCTGCCTGTTGATTTCAAGGTCTGCTCAAGTTGTGCAACTGCGGCCTCTTGCTCGGTTGTGGCTTTTATAATAGCGCGGAAAGCCGCGCCTATTGCCAGAGCCGAGACAAAGGTCTTCAGGCTTCCGGTCGCCTTTGTAAATCCGCCGCCAACTTTAGCCATAGCGCGTTCCATGGCAGTCGCATTTTCTTGCACTGCCTGCTTGGCCTTCCCCATGTCATTTTTGAACGCGCCCCAATTTGCGGACATGTCCGCGCGAACTGACCCAATACTAGTGGCCATTTTTCTTTCTCCCGATTAACGCTTTCTTCAATTCATTTTCCATATTTTCTCTCGCGCCAGTTGGCTTACTGGTCATATCTGCCAACTTCGGCATTTTCTTTGCCCTTGTCAATGCAGCGATTGTCCATGCCTGTGTATTGCGCCCGTCTGTCAAGGCAGTTATGGCTTTGTGCGTCAGGTAGGGAGTAAGCTCCCAGAACTCAACGGGACTTATTCCCGCCTGAACAGCCGCGCAATACGCCTGCATAACCCAGCCACCCGCGGGAGGCTTTTTTTTTCCGTCTCCTTGGGGACTTCCTCGCCCCCGAAGTAAGCATGTTTAATCGCAGCGTCGACGGCCTTAATAAATGGGACCAGCGGAGGGGATTCTTCGATGATCCTCTCCGGCGTCCATTCCGGTTTGTCAATTCCGATTGAAGCCACCCGCGCAAGGATTTCCTGTTTGAAAAGGTTAGGCGAATCGCCAAATTCTTCCTCTATTTGCGCAAGTTGCCGCCAGGTAAACCTGATATTTACCTTTTCACCGTTAATATCTATTTTCACGCTGCTTTCACCGTTCCTCTGATCGTAATCGCGCCTGTCGCGTCGGCATCAACATCACCTGAGATGGAGTAATCAATGATATATCCTTTTTCTAGCGTGATGGCTTCGTCGTCGGAGAATGTGATCCTGAAACCAAGCGTTTCAGTGTCGGCCTTATACGCAGCGACTACAGCATCAAGACCAGTATCAGCGTTATCCCAAAGCAGGTTGAATGTCATCTGTCCGCCGTCACGAATGCCACGTTTCCACTTGCGCTCTGTGTCGGCCAACGTCGTCCGGTCACGTTCCGAGGCCGTGGGGTTTATCGAGAAGTTGGTTATGACGCCCACCTTCGCCCACGCTGCCGGGGTCATCGTCGCCTGGTCAGTGTTGTCATCAATGGTCAACGCGCTTGCATCGAGTTCGATAGCGAACGTGTCATCCGTAGCATATTTCACGACATACGTATTATCGTTAATATCCTCGGCATCGGTGCCCGCAAAGCTCGCGGCTGTTACCAAATCACCATTGACCAGCCCATGCCCCGTAGCTGTTAAAATCATGGGATTCGTTAAAGTGATACCGGTTATTGTTACCGCCGATCCCGTTGATCCCGTTCCAATTTCCAAAGTTGTTTCCTGTGCATCAAGTATTGCCATTTTTTAGTCCTCCTTTTTTATTCGGTGTATCGCACCGAGTAATCTTGTATTATACGGTGAACTCCCACCGCGTCTTCATATCCGTCAATTTCTGCCTGCGATAGGCAGGAGAAAGTAATGCCGTCTTGTGTGTGTTCTTTACCATCCAGTGCCACCCTGATAAGGTTTGCCAGACTCTTTGCCGCATCATACGTTTCTGCCCATGATTCAATTTGAAAACGCGGCCTTGCGGCACCTGACGGCCCGCCGAGATGATGAACACGACTGCCTGTTACCCGCTGCAGAACGATAAGCGGATAAGTAGGCGCCTGCGGAATATAGTTGAAGTGACACTGTGTCGTAATATTTTTAACGCCGCTGTCTTCAATTATCGTTTTTCTTATTGCCGATTCAATAATCATCTTAATAATCCACGTCTTTGCCCAGCCGTTAACGTTCCCTTTCCAGCCTTAGCCGCTAAATTTTTTGCCGCCTTCTCAAGTTCTATTTTCATCTCTGCTGCAAATATTTTCATAATTCCTGCCTTTGTTTGTTCCCAGGCTTGCCGGAGGTAAGGTCTTGCCTGGACCCTGCCCGTGCTCTGGACGACTCTGAATTCATCCCCTATCGGAGCAACTCCCGGCTTTTTATGCTGCCGTTCAGCAGTTCCAAATTCCAGCAGATGAGCGTAGTTTGCCGTAGCCCCAACATACATAACTGCCTCATCTCTCCCTACTCTCACCCCGTCCATTTTTTGGCTGCGCTTTAATGCCGATGTGACTTGCACGCTGTCCCTAAGGACTCCCGTTGAAACAGGGATGGCAGATTTATATAATTCAGCCGTCGGTTCCAGAGCTTTCTTCATGGCCTTACGTATTACCGATTTCTTCATTGATTTCGTCGGCAATTCTTCAAGGTTTTTCATCAACTCTTTCATGCCGACTAATTCAAATCTAAATTCGCCACGTGAAACGCTCACTTTTCACCCCCTTGCAGAACATATCAGCTCCAACCCTTCGCGTCTGCCCAATTCAAGAACTGCCTGTATGTCATATTCTTTATCATCCGCAGCAACAAGAATGCATTCAGGATCAACATCATCACGATATCGAATCCGGTATTTGCAGGTCATACCCGCAATAGTTTGCATCGCCTGCCAGCGTTCATCGCCCCTCAGTTCCAGCCGTTCAGCCCAGACTGTTGCCGGCAAAGTAACTGGCTTCACTTTATTTGCCGTATTAAGTGTAGTTTCTGCCGCCGCGGTAAATGTGTCGTAAACGGCACATCCGGCATAGAAGTGGTTTGTCTCCGTGGCCGTTATCTGGTAGAGAACTCCGATTGTCAGTTTGCCAGTTGCAAGTTCAGTCCCCACTTTCACAAGGTCAATCCAGGTGATGATCTCTTCGCCAAAGTCATCAGTTGTAACGGACTTCTCTTGCAGCGTAATGATTCTGTCTAGCCTGCCTGCGCGCATCAATCAAACCTCGAATGTATTTGATAACTGGCTAGCAACGCATCCACTGCCCCCACTATTTTGCCCACAGCAACTCCCGTAACGACCTCCCCCCGATTTTCATACAGGTCGGATATTTTAAGCAGTATCGCCGCCTTGATCGGAGCGGGGACAGCGACCGCCAGACCGTATCCGCAGACAAATTCAATTTTGATGGGTTTGTCGCTGTAGAGCGTCCCCGATGGCCACGACTCATTCGGCTGCAAGACTATTCGGCCAGGCTCGCTTACGATGTCCGTATCCACCGTCGAGAGAATGTTGTCATATCCGGCATCGTCTTCAAGCCGATAGGTCACGATTGCCGATTGTAACGGCGGATATGGCAATCGGATGAAATTGCAGTCCGGCCATTGGTCGAGATAGAATGTCTTCGTCTGTGTGATAAAGGCACGGCCCGTTTCCTGCTCTGCCTGTATCCGCGCAACAGTTATGAGCCGATCCAGCAAGTCGTCTTCAGTTGTGTATGCATCCGCCTCTGCCGTCGTCGTTACAAGCCGCAGGTGCTTCTTAACCTCGGTCTTTGAGACTGGTTCAGATGTTGGCTGCACCATAGTCGTGATTATCATGATACACCTCACGCATTAAGATAATATCCGCCAGCCACCAGAGGCCGCCAGAGTACTGTTACATCGGCAATCATGCCAGTGCCAGCCGACCCTCCTCCAATGGTGAGCTGTATCTTCGAGCCCGATGCTGTCACGGAGGGGCCGCGATAGATATGGTAGAAGTTGCCCGTGAGCTTTGCTGTCAAACCATCTGCTGTCGGAAGTATCGTAATTGCTGGAGTATCATCCGTCGCAACCGAAATGCCGGTGAATGTCTCTACCTCCGATAGATCATCGGGCACATGGACAATAACCGCATCAATAAATAAGTTCTGCGCCGTGGCGGTCATCACGTCATAGGTATTAGCAGCCTGAGCAAGAGAGATTTGCTTGTAATTGATGGTAGTTTCCGGCATGTAGGATTTCGGCAGCCAGGCGTACCCGTTGAAGATAAACATGAAGCCGGCGTTTGCTTCAAAATAAGTCGCACCAATTGGAATACTTGCTGTTGGTTTGGTGTCGGTGGAAAGACCGATCCACCTGTTTGATAAATTGCCTATTCTTTGATTTGCCATTCTCCGTTACCTCCTTTCACTTTTTTGGGAGGGTGGGCGACCCCGGAGAGAGAGAAGGCCGCCCACTGGGGTTAAGTTGTCGGTATGGCAAGAACGGTTATAGAGCATCCACCCGTAGCATCACCTACCGCCGCTGTGGTTGTAGCAATTATTTTCTTGGTAGCCAGATTTGTAAACGCAAACGCCAGCACCGTCCCCGCCGCTTCGGTATTAAGAACAGTCACGGCCATACACTTTTCGATTAAGTCATCTTCGCCGATTTTGACGGTTGGCAATGTGCCTGTCCCGATATCATATGTTTCGTCAACAACCACCAAGACCAAACACGCGCGGTCTTTGTCCGCATTAGCGGCAATAATCGTTGTCGTTGCTGCACTGGTTTTTGTTACTGACACAGACCCGCCAAGTCCCGCAGTTAAAAGAGCGGCTACGCCTGCCCCGTTCGCCAACATTGCCGATGTAATCGCGCCATTGGGAATTCCAACAGACGCAGCTGCTTCGACGGAACACTTACTTCCTGATGGGAATGAAACCTCTCTGTTCGTTCCGTCGAATGTCATAATTTCATTCATCGAAGAATCGTAAAATACAAGATTCCCATCAACCCACTTACTTTTTACATTTGTCGTGCTCACGATAACAACCTCCATCCGTGCCTAAGCTTAAGGGAGCGGTTCCCCCTGTAGTTATGGGGACGGCTGTTACACCGTCCCCGTGGTTAGGTTACGCCAACGCAGTTGCCGAACAATTCCCTATATAACGCGGTTCCAGAATCGCCGTTACTGTTACATGGCCAGTTGCCGTTCCGGGGTCTGTAAAGGATATAGTCAGCCATTCCTCTGAATTAGCAACATCCATCACATCAGCATCAATCTCGACAATCAGCATGTAGTTGTCGTACGTTCCATGTGTGAGCGTAAGTGCCGCACTGGTTGAATCAGCACCCAACACATCACAATCAGCCGTCCCCTGCGCTGCACTTCCGAACGCATAATGGAACGTAAGCGCCGATGTTTTAGCACCATCAATTGCGCCAGAGTAAAGATACAGAACGGGGCTTGCCGTTCCAATATCGTGTAAATTCACAATAAACGTCGCGCGATGATAATTTTTCATATTGATTGAATCACCATCGAGTGCGGTACCTGTATCCATGTCGTCATAATTAAGTACCGGAACAATTTTCTTTTCCTCAGCTAATCTCATAATTTTCCTCCTTCTTTATCGTGCGCCGATTACGACGAACGGGCTAACGGTTGCTGAACCCTTATAGGGGGTAATTGCGCTCGACAGTATCGGCTGGCCGTCAAAATAATAAATGAATCTGAATGTATCCTGGTCATAAATAAAGTTGACGTGGATACTCATCGCCTCGTTGATATCTCCCTTGTTCGCGGTGATATACTTGCTGAAATCGGCAAGTATTATGTCTCCGGCATCACCCAGCGCCGCCGCCTGTTCGATGGTAAAACATGGGAAACCGTTCAGGGACGCCTGCATAGTACCCTGGTAGAACTGCTGCTGATACATCGGAACGAGCTGCCCGCCGGTTCCAACCGCGATTGACAGGACTCCAAGCTGAGGTTTCGTCTCACGATTCACCAGATAGCATACACCCGGGTTTTCGTTCAGCAGTCGGGATTCCATTTTAAGAATATTATCTGCAACAATTGTGTCTACGGCCTGACTGGTTTCCTTCGTCACCGTAACAAGGCATCCGGCGTTCAGGATGCCGAGCGGTTCACCGGCTCCGGTTCCGTTGATGACGAGGTCTTGCGCCTTGAAGGCGAACTCTTCACCGAACAACTGCCGCATTTCCTGCCCGAGGAAGGTTATATTGCGCACCATCTCACCGGACGCATAATACAGACCGGTCAGTTTCTTGGGTTCAATGCGGATTTTTCTGAACTTTGTTTTGGATGCCGTCATAGCTTCCAGTTCAGCGGTTGTATATACTCGCACACCGCCACCACGTGATCCTGTTGCACGGCTGGTTTCGTCGAGATACATGACCTCGACATACTGCGTTCCAGCTCCCAGCGTCCGCGATTGCGTCCGTGGAAGTACGACGCTGTTGTTGAAGCCGTTGGTCATCAGATCAATGGCTGTTTCGCCCTGCAGGAAGTACCCGCCGTCCGACGGGGTACCGATAGTAAAGCCCCCGGTCGCTGCGGCACGTCCTTCTTTTTTGGCCTGCTCCGCCATCTTGGTGGCGTTGCGTTTCTCGGTCTGCTCCAGCCGTGAGCGGGCTTCTGAAACCTCCTTGCCCCCTACCTGTCCGCCGGGAAGGCAAAGCGCGCGAATGTCGAGGAGCTGTTGCCCAAGTTGTGATGCCGGAGAGCCCCTGTAAATCGGCTGGTCAGGAATCTCTATCGGAATCCCACGCGTTTGAGCTCCGCCGTCGTCGCTCCCATCATCGACAAACAATTTCTTTCTGAGTTCTTCCTCTGCTTCGACCGATCTCATCTCCGCATCAGCGGCTTCGATTTCAGCCTTAAGTGTATTCCGCTCTTCAATCTCTTCGGCGGTCATTGCCCGCTTTTCGGACTCCGCTTTCTTTCTGATATCTTCCATTTTTTTGAAAGCATCATTCATGATTTTTTGCCATTTGTTCATTTGTTACCTCCTTCTGCAATTTTGTTGATCTTTCGATATAATTCATCCTCTTCCGCTATAGCTTCGAAGTCCATCAGGAGTCCATCGCCTTCATCGCCGCCCGTCAGGGAAGCGTTTTTATGCTCTTCAATTTTTCTTAGCGCTACTGTAGTATCTGGGTACGCAGCAAATGTTACAAAACTGACATCGTAAATTTCGCGCAATTCAATTATGTGTCTTATGATTGGTTCGTCATCCCTTTTAGGATATATCCAATCATCTTCAGCTACGCTAAACCCAAAGGACATCTCCCTAATGTCGCCACGTTCGATTGATTCAAGTAAGGCGTCAACAAAGGTATTTCGCTTCGGGGGGTCAATCTCGATAGTTACGCCTTTGTCTGTTTCTTTTGCCCTTAATGTTTTTGACGATTGTCGCCCCAACGGCAAAAGACTATCGCTGTTATGACCATAAAGAGCACGAATATCTGAGCGTTCCAGTGCCTTTTTTGCAGCTCCAGCATCAACATATTCTATGAAACCAATATCCTCAGATGCTTTCCCGTAAACAATCGGCATCCCGACAAGCGTGACTGATCCGTCATCTACTTTTCTCGTTTCAATCTTAAATGCTCTTTTTTCTTTATCCATAATGCCTCCCTTAGCCAATCGCCATCATAAGCGAAGGCTGGAAATGAAAATCAAGATGGTCTTTTTTCTTTAAATTTTCTTCTTCCCATAACGGTCTTAGGTTTTTTAACGCCCAACATTTTTTGAAATCTAAATGTTCAGGAGATGAAAAATTAAAAGCCGATTTTGGTATAATATGATCTGTATGCCATCCGCCTTTGCCTCTATTTTCCCATGTCATTCCTGGCTTAAATTGCTTTTCAAGATGACCGATTAAATCATCAAGAGTATATCCTACAAGGCTTTCCCATGATCGCCCGTTTTTTTTGCCTTTTAATGCCATTCCTATCGAGCTCGCCATGTTAAGATTTAACCTATAACGCTTTTCATACTCTGGATTTTCTATAAATCTTTCTCTAAGTCGTTTTTTTCTCTGTTTGTTAATCGAATCAACGTTGTTCTCTCTCCATATTTTTATAATCTTGCGTATAAATTCGGGATTATTTGCCCTATATGCTTTTTGCACAGCTGCCACTCTTTCTGGATGTCGTTCTTTATATCTTTTTGTTTTTGCAGCCTCCATATCGGGATGTTCTTTAGCGTACTTCCGATTTTGCTCTTTTACCTTTTCAGGATTCCTTTCTTTCCATGCTCTTTTATATGCCCTCATTTCTTCTTTATGCGTAGCGGCATATTTTTTACTTACTATCTTTTCACATTCTTTGCAAATACTCGCCCTATATCCACGAGATTTAATTTTATAGGAAAACTCATCTTCGGGTTTGGTTTGTCTACATTCATAGCAAGTTTTCATTCTTTTTTCATAAGGTAATGGCACAGCTTTTTCGTAGTTTTTCTTCATTTTTGCCCCGTTTTCTCCCGTAAAAATTCAATCAATCCTTCCGCAAGCTCGTCAAGAGTGTCACCCTCACGGCTCCCATTTGCAAATTTAGAGGCAAAATTACTAGCAAAATCACGTGTAAACTGTTCAATTTCAGGCTTCAAATCGTCATATTTCAGGCCATTTAGTTCGGATTCCATGCCGATTATGGCCTCTGCGAAGCTGAAAAATACCGGATTTGCATGTTTTTCAATGTATTCGGGAAATTTCCGGTAAAATTCATCAATATCGCCGCCGTTTTTTTTCAACCAGCCAACCCTCTGCTCTTCCTGCTTAATAATCTTCTCAATCGCTCCACCAAGAAGCCTCTGGTATGCAGACACAAGCCGTTCTTGGTATTTTGATCTGTTTTGCTCTCCCGTCGGCGGTTCCGGTTCGCTCCTGCCGGCTTGATCTAGTGGAACCATATTTAAAGGCACAAAACGCTTATCGCCTTCCGGCCCGATAGGATTCCAGTTCTCCATTTCAGCAATCTGGTTCGGCGTTATGCCGCCCACCTGAAATAATTCACGATAGAACGATGCCCGCGCCGCCGAATCGCCCCGTAAAAGACCGCCTATCGCATGCTCGAAATATAAGTCAGCCCTGTATTGCTCGGGAATTAGCGACATATTGAATGACTGTTCTAGCCGCACCAGCCACGAGCGTAAAGTCTTTACGACATAATCAATATTGAATTGTTCCGCACTGGCATATGTAGATGCCTTATCGTACTCACCGTACATCTGGGGAGGGAGGCGGTATATCCGGGAGCCGATGTCTATGTTCTGATACGAGCGGCTTTCAAGCCATTGCGCCTCGTCGTTCGGTATCCCGATTTTTTCTACTTTCATGGCCTCTTGTAAAAGCATCAAACGATGAGACTTCCCGAGCCCTGAGTGCGCTTCGGCAAGTGAAGCTTTTAGATTCTGATGCCCTTCCGGCGATAATTTACCCGGATGTGATATGATCACCCCTGGATGCGTTCCCTGTCCAAAATAAAGTTCGCCAAATTCTTCAAGTGCCTTGCCAAGGCCGATTGCTTCGCGATGATACGCGATAGGGGAATAGCCTTTGATGCCGTCAAATGAGAGACCAGGAGTATGCAGAACTTTCTCTTTCGACAGAATTACATCAGGCTTCCCTGTCCCGGCCATGCTGATGTGATATGTTATCTGGTTTTGTTGATCCCGCTTCGGCGTCACACGATTAGGTGGTATCGGCCATAGTTGCTCAACAAAAGCGCGTGAGACGCTTCCGCGGCCATACACTTTTTCGGCATAGGCGTTCCCCCATGAAAGCAGATGCGACATGTACGCCTCTCTGAATGACATAGCGGTCATTTCAGGATTTGGCTGGTCATGTAAAAGAGCATATAAGCTGTTATCTGTGGCCCGCTCACGCCCGCCACCGCTAATACGCCGGTATAGATGCAGGGGGAGCGAGGCAGAATCTTCGGAAAGCACCTTGATGCAGCACCAGATTATGGCAAGCTGTAACGCGCTGGTCTCAGAGATTTGTGTGCCTGTTTTTGTCTGTAATCCGCCGCCGCCGCCATAGAAGAAACCTCCGGGAGCATACCAACTATCATCCATCGGCCCGAGTGCCATTCGTCTTTCCATGCCGCTAATGATCCCCATGTTGGCCCTCTTTCTGTTCCCGTGTTAACCAACCCAAGCCAAGCAACACAAGCAATGCCCCGCACACCATGAAGGCCAGCCATTGCCCCCAGCGTAAATACAGCCCATAGCCGAGCATTACGAGCCCGCCGAAAACAAAAACGTCTCTGATGTCACAGGCACTCCATAGGCCCTTGACCAGAGACGCAATAAAGACTCCTGCTCGCATGATGATCTTCATGGATGGCATCATAACAGATTGTGTTGATTTTTTTTGCGCAGGACTGCGCTCAATGCAGTGTATTTTCAATCGACTGTCCGGGATATCTGTTCTACTACTTCGCGCCTGATACGCAGAATACGAGATGGCCCGATTCTTTCAGCCTCAACTTTCCCTTCCGCAATCCAAGAATAGAGCGTGCGGATGCTGATCCGATAGTAGGATGCTACCTCTTTCGGGGTAAGATATCGCTTATTCGGTAGTTCGAGCATATTCCGCGCCTATAACTAGAAAGCCATGCCGGCTAGAATTTGATCTTTCGTCATGTCTTCGAATTGTGATCGTTCATCATGATGAGTTAACGCCCGGCCCACTCCCATAATCACACAAACGCCGCCATCAATCTTATTCTCGTTTCGTTCTTTCGTCGGATAGTAATATTTTACCGGCCCCGTATTCCGTCCCTGCCGCTTAACGATGTTCCCCATCATCCACGTCAGCACGGGATCGCCATTGTGCCAGAGTTTGCAGTCGTAAATAAGGGCCTCAACCTCTTTCATTGGCTCAGACATGAGCGCCGGGCCCTGCGTAATTTCAATGCACTTCTCCGGCCCAAGCCATTCCATTACGTTGTTGATCAGATAAGTGCTTTCGCGGGGATCATAGGCAAGTTCGCAGATGGGATGATCGCTATTAATAGCCTTCAGGTCGTCCTCAATATATTTGAAATCCGTTCTGGCACCGGGGGTCTGTATTATGAAACCTTGCTTCACCCACTTGTCGTAATGCTCGTTGCCGGCAAGCTGCACAGTCTCTTCCGGCAGGTAGTGTTTGGCAAAAGCGGCGTATCCGCCGTTGTGCTCAAAAACCAGCACAAGAGATGAAATGTCTATCTTCGAGGCCAGGTCGAAGGCGGCATAACATGGCTGGCCATTGAAGTCTTCAAGCTTCAACGTCGTATCCTTGCACGCTTCCCATTTCACCATGTTCATCCAGGCGACACCGGCATTCATCCAATGGTCAAGATGCATACACAAATTAATATTCTGCTTGGACGCGTCTGTCATCGCTTCGGTATATTTGCGATACAGATAATCTTTATTTACCGACACGCCGTAGTTCGGGTTAGCCTTTTTCCAGACCTCGAAATCCTTAAAATCATCCGATGGCGCGATCCCATAAATAATGCTGAACATATTATCGTCGCTTATTGTTTTTTCCAGCACCTTAATTGCCCGGAGGTGCAGGTCGTAACAGGGCGACGAGGTGTCTGTCCCAGCGGTCGTAATAACAAGCATTAGCGGTTGTTCCCGCGCACCCATACCTGTGTTCATGTTGTCAAATTGCTCGCTCGTTCTGTGTTCATGGTATTCGTCAATTATCGCGCAATGAGGGCTTGAGCCGAAGCCGGGCTTGCCGATCATCGGCTCGAAACGGGACATATCATAAAGCCTATAAATGCTCGTTGGATTTTTAGGATTGCCGGAAAGACTTATGTTTAAGTGATCTTTAAAGTCTTCATTGTGGTGCATCATCATCCACGCCGGACGGAAGACCTCGAGGGCTTGTTTCTCTGATGTTGCTCCACTGTAGACCTCGCTCCCTTTTTCGCCATCAGCGGCCAGCATATAAAGTCCTATCATGGCGGCAACCTGGGATTTTCCATTCTTCCTGGGGCACTCTACATAAGCAACGTTGTATCTCCTGAATTTGTCTGACTTTTTTACCCATCCGAATATAGCTGAAAAAATAAAAAGCTGAAATGGCTCCAGTTGTATCTTTTGCCCCGCCCATTTCCCTTTGGTGTGAGGCAGAAATGTAGAAAATTTGCATATTCTTTCGGCCTTTTCTTTGTCAAATTGATATGGAAAATCCTTGGTTTTTGCCCACTCCAGATCATCAAGGTGTCTCTGGCAGGCTGCGATGACATATGGCCCCGCAGGTATCTTGCCGGAGGTTACATCAAGGCAATATTGGAGGGCTATTTTTGTGTAGTCGGTCATGGATTATTTAGCCCTAAGTGTTTATTTTTGTTGACAAGTTCCCTGTTCGGTGTTATATTAAAGGAAAAAGTGGAGGTGAACCAATGGCAGTAATCTACGAACCAAAGGGAAAAGCACGGGAATATTCCCCGCTTGCTATTAATCTGTATGAAGGGTGTGGACATGGATGCGTCTATTGCTACGCTCGAATGATACGCAAGAAGAAAATGGAACAGTTTGTTGATGCCAAGCCGAGAGTAGATATTCTCGGCAAACTCGGAAACGATCTTGCGAAGTGGACAGGGAAAAAAGATAGTTGCCTGCTCTGTTTCATGTGCGATCCCTACCAGCCGATTGATGTTGATTTGAAGCTTACCCGGTTGGCAATCCGCGCCCTCAATCGCCACGGCTTCCCTGTTCAAATTCTTACGAAGGGTGGAATGCGTGCCGCACGGGATTTTGATATACTGTCTCAAAACACCGGCAACAAGTTTGCCGTCACTCTGACTACCGACGATCCGGCAGAGTCCTCGCAATGGGAGCCTGGCGCAACACTGCCTGGTGAAAGAATTGAAAGCCTGAAGCAGGCCCACGAAATAGGCATTGAAACATGGGTAAGCTTCGAGCCTGTTTTTAATCCAAATGCCGTCTATCGTTTGATCAATGCAACCCATAGTTTTGTTGACCTCTACAAAGTCGGAAAATTAAACTACCACTCCAGAGCGAAGGAAATTGACTGGCGTGAGTTCAGAATTAAAACGGAAAAGCTCCTCACGTCTCTCAGTAAAAAGTATTACATCAAGGATGATCTCCGCGCCTTCGTTTGATTTCCTTCCCTTGCTAAGCCCCCGATATGGGGGCTTTTTTATTAAATGCCCCGAAAAAACGACGCCCACAAATAGCCCACAACGAAACTTTTTATACAGTCAAACCAATCCTATCACTCCCATTTTTAATACGGCTTACAAGTGAAGCGTTTTATCAATGTTTTCAATGGCTTACGTGGATTTTGCACCTTCGTTCCCTTTTCTTCCTCTTTCCAAAAATAAAGTAAATGTTTTCAATAACTTACAAACGCACTATTTCACCTCAAACCCTAAATAGCTTTTTCTTGAATGGTTCCGTATGGTTATATGTGTTACTCCTCGAAGGCTTAACCAACGTTCTAATTTTTTCAGTCCGTCTTTACAAAACAACGAAGGGCATTTATCGATCATCGCTTTTGTATACCCCAGGTCTTGAAGGAAATCATTATTGAGCCTACCCACAAACGACTGGATGAATGTTACAAAAACAAGGCCCTTAAAGTTACTATTGAATATTATTTTTAGCTGTTCATATGGTACGCCGTATGCGTCAAGATCGATCACGTCATACTTATTAAGCGGCATCGAAAGAAGAAACTTGATATTGTCTCCCAAGAACATAAAAACATCTTCTTTCTGCTCCTTGTCGATCTTGGTTATTTTTATTTCTCCTGAATATTTCTTTTGAATATTTTTCCATATCGTGCCGCGCCCGGCGTAGGCGTCTATCACTTTCAATGTTTTTTTCTTCGGCAACATCGAAAGTCGAAGCGCTATCTTATCGCCAAGATAGCTATTATCAGTTTGCACTTTGCTCAATTTCAACCCCAGGAATCTGTCGAAGCTGATCCAGTAATTCTATGGCTTCGTCAGCAGACTCAAGATCAAGTGATATTAAAACATGCACCTTCTTGTATGGTCTTATCTCTTTTTCTTTTTGCTCCAATTTTTCTGTTTCCTCGTCTCCCGTTAATCCTTCAAGCTCACCAACCCCCCAAGAAACGAGCGGCATATCATTAAAAACATTCGCCAGGATATCCATGTCCCACTCACCCTGTTGAGTATTGTCGCGGATAATAAATTCCCGCTTCTGCTCATCGGTCAGGCCAGTTGCTATCTTCGCAATACATTCTTTTTCACCTTTTCCCTTCAATGCCCTGTATCGCATGTTGCCGCCCAAGATCATCATATTCTCATCAACGATGATCTCCCGGAGCTCCATCATCTCGGGGAACTCACGCAAGGATTTCACAAGACGCTCAAGCTGCTTCTTGTTTATCTGTCTAGGATTATCAGGATTAGGCTTAATCTCTAATAGCTTCACCTTTTTTGTTTCTACCTTCATTTCAGAAGCCCTCAAATTCGTTGTGCTTTTTTTTCTTTTCCTTCGGCGTCCCAGCCTTCTGCGCTGATGCCGGAGTCAAACCAAATTCTGCAAGCAATTGCTGGGATTGTTTTAATGCCTTTTCTTTTAAGGCCATCTCCGGCCGGACTTTTATGATTTTGTCTCCGCGAAAATTGACGGTAGCATAAACATATCCCTGCTCGTTTATAATCTTATCATATCTCTCCACCTCTTCCAGCCTGCACGCCAGCAATGCTATCGTCTCCGTATGCGATTGTGAAGCCATATCTAATACCGACAATCGTTTTACCATGTGCCGGAATATCTGCTTCGCCCTGCTGTTCAGCCACGCAGGAGGCAAAGGCTTCTTGCTGGACGGCGTCGGTACATCTTTATCACGGAATGGTCTATGTGTGCCTTTTGCTTTCTTAATTTGTGTCGGCAATGCCTTCCTTCCTCGCATTTTATGTCACCTTGATTTTGGTTTTTAATTTTGGCCTCACAAAAA